AATCGCGCTGCCCTCGTTCTTCACAAAGAGATCTACGAAACCGAGACCTCTGAGCGTTCGTTCGAAGAGGAAACCAAGCTGTCTGGCTTCTCCGCCGCTCCGGTGAAGAACGAGGGCAGCGCGATTGCTTATGACAACGCGCAAGAAGCTTGGACCGCTCGCTATAACCACGAAACCATTGCGATGGGTTTTTCGCTGACCGAAGAAGCCATTGAGGACAACCTGTACGACAGCCTGTCGTCCCGGTATACCAAAGCACTGGCTCGTGCCATGGCGTACACCAAGCAGGTCAAGGCTGCTTCTGTTCTGAACAACGGCTTTAGCTCCGCTGTTACTTACGGTGACGGTGTAAGTCTGTTCTCGACGGCGCATCCTCTGGTCTCTGGTGGCACCAACAGCAACCGTCCTGCGGTTGCGGCTGACCTGAATGAAACCTCCCTTGAGGCGGCTGTTATTCAGATCGCTGGTTGGACTGATGAGCGTGGTCTGCTGATCGCTGCCAAGCCCCGTAAGCTTGTTGTTCCCCCGTCGTTGATGTTCGTTGCAACCCGCCTGCTTGAAACTGAGCTGCGTGTAGCTACTGCTGACAACGACGTTAACGCTCTGAAGTCCATGGGTTCCATTCCTGAAGGTTATACGGTCAATCACTTCTTGACCGATACCAACGCTTGGTTCCTGACCACTGATGTTCCTAACGGGCTTAAGCATTTTGTGCGTACGCCTCTGCAGACTTCAATGGACGCCGACTTCGATACAGGGAATGCTCGCTACAAGAGCCGCGAGCGATATTCTTTTGGTGTTTCTGACCCGTTGGGCATTTACGGCTCGCCCGGAGCCTAAGTGCTTGTAAACTAAGGAAGTTTTCTTAGTTGGAGAGGCCCCCTTGCGGGGCCTTTTCTTTTGCTATATCATTCCCCGTGTCAAAACTCATGGGGGTAAAAATGGAGTATCCGAAAACTCGTTCTGAAGCGAAAGCTACAGGTGCTACGCATTACTTCACAGGTTTGCCGTGTGTTCGTGGGCACATTGCTTTGCGCAAAACTAAAGGGTCATGTGTTGAGTGCATGAAGGAAGACTGGCAGATTGATAACGAACGCCGTAAGCAGTTACCTAAATCTGAAGCGGCTAAGGAAGCTGGGCGTAGGTACTACGCAAAAAACAAAGAGCTTGTGAAAGCTAGAGCTAGCCATAGGCCAGCGGAAGAAAAACGCAGATCTAAAGATAAATGGGATGCACTGCATCCTGAAGACCGCAAAGCTAGAAACAGTAACCGTAAGCGCCGCCATCGTACGGCAACGCCAAACTGGGTCACCGATGCGCAAAAGCGCCAAATGAAAAATTTATACGCAGTGGCGCAACGGCTTACACAAACCACTGGCGTGCGTTATGTGGTGGATCACATAATCCCTCTGCGTGGTGAAAATTGTTGTGGGCTTCACGTGCCATGGAACCTGCAAGTCATTACGCAAGATGAAAACTTGCGCAAGTCCAATAAGCTTGTTGACACCCCCTCCACAACCTGATACAACATCGTTATCCCAGGGTCAACCTGCGTACCAGACAGTCCTGGCTGACGGCATACAGACTGGTGCGCACACTTAGTATGCGAGGATCGAATGGCTAATACCACCTTCTCCGGCCCGGTGCGGTCACAGAACGGATTTCAAACCGTATCTATTGATTCTTCAACTGGCGCAGTTACTGTAGCTGCGGTGTCGCTTGGTGCCTCTGGTATCGTAGCTACCCCCGTGTCGCTGGCTGATGGTAATGCTTCTTTGACTGCTGCAACGAACGGTGGTGGTGTTGTTAACATCGTGCCCAACGGCACCCAAGACAATACTTACACTCTCCCCGCGCCTGTTGCTGGTACGTCTTTCACGTTTGTGTATGGCGGTGGTGCAGCGGATGCCACGGACTTCATCATCAACACGGGTTCAGACACCAATTACTTTATTGGTGGTGTGATGTTTAATGACACCGATGATGGTGCTGCTTCGGTTGTGTTCTCTGACGGTAACTCCAACAGCAAGCTTCAAGTCAATGTACCTGCTGCTGCCCAGATCACTGTAGTTGCGTTAAACAGTACGAACTGGCAAGTTTGGGGTATCGTGGCTGGTGCAACTGCTCCTGCGTTCGCTGACCAGTAATAGGGGGCCGACATGGCGACCCAGCAATATGATGTATGGTCCGTATCGCCAAAAGCTGATGCGGATTTTTATGTGGTCTCAGTGACCCCCTCGGGGGCTGGAGCTTTGGGGTTGGTTGCAAATACCCCTGGCATCAATGGGTACGGCTATAAAGTATCTATTACGTCAGTGGCTGATGAGACCACCAAAAACTTTACCATTACTGGTATTCCGGTTGGGTCTACCCAATCCGTCACTGAGGTAGTTGCAGGCGGTAACAACACGACTGTTTACTCTACTAATTACTTTGCCACGGTCACAAGCATCACGGTCAGTGCTGCAACGGCTGGTGCAATTACGGTTGGGTATGGCGGTGCTTTGGCTTTGCCCAGGTGTCGCATTAAAGGCGTGTATTACGTTGGCGCATCCAATGCGGGCAGTATTTCAATCAGTGATGCCAACTCAAGCCCTTTGCCTCCAAGGTTGTTCATGGATACTCCGGGGTCTGTAACGACCTCAAGCAGTCTATACATGGCAGCTGAAGGTATTTTGGTTGGGCAAGCTCAGTATGGATATGCAATTGTTACCTTGGATCAAGTTACCAAAGTAACTCTTATTTGCGGGTGATGTATGGCTAAGACTCCGGCGTGGCAGCGCAAAGAAGGTAAGAACCCCTCTGGCGGTCTTAATGCTAAAGGACGCGCTAGCTACAACAAGGCTAATCCTGGGAAGCCGGGATTAAAACCGCCACAGCCGGAGGGCGGATCTAGGCGTGATTCATTCTGTGCCCGGATGAAAGGGATGAAGAAGAAACTTACGTCTGCCAAAACAGCCAAAGATCCAAATAGCCGTATTAACAAATCTTTGCGGGCGTGGAATTGCTGAAATGAAAGATACCGCTCCTGAAACTGGAAAGATGGTGCTTGATGGCTTGTCCATTGTGACGGTCGTTGGTACCTTAGTCGATATGTTGCCATCTATTGCTGCGCTTTTTACGATCTTGTGGACTGGTATCCGCATTTGGGAAACCGACACCGTGCAACGTATTCTTGGTCGAGGTGAAAATGCCCAGCAAGACGAAAGCTCAACACAATCTGATGGCGATGGTCGCAAATGACCCTGCTGCCGCTAAACGCCTTGGTATCCCACAAAGGGTTGGCAAGGATTTCATGCAGGCCGATAAAGGCCGTAAATTTAACGAGGGTGGTGACATGAAAGAATCCAAGGCAATGATGGGCAAAGAGGTTGCCTTCATGAAGAAAAAAGGCGCTCCAAAGTCCATGATCAAACATGAGATGGCTGAAGCCAAAGGCATGAAAAAAGGCGGTTATGCAGGCGGCGGCATGCCCATGGTTGAAAAAGACGGTAAACGCGTTCCGGCGTTTGCTGCGGACGGCGTTGGCAAAATGAAACACGGTGGCATGGCCAAGAAGATGATGGGTGGCGGTATGGCCTATTCTGCTGGCGGCTATACCAAGGCGGCTGACGGTATTGCACAAAAAGGCAAGACCAAAGCAAAACAAGTCAAGATGGCTTATGGCGGGAAGTGCTGACATGGATAAGATGTCGCGTGATCGACGTAAAGAGAAAACCCGTAATCTGGGTTCCATGAGAGGGGCAACGCCTCCTGACATGAGTGAGAACGAAGCAGCAGCTCGTGATGCAGAAGCCCGCGCTGCTCAGGCTCGTGAGATGTCGATGATGCCCGCCCCCGGTGTGGCTGAACGCGCTATGGAAGAAGTACGCCGTGAGCGTGAGCGCACTCAGATGGGCGAAGCCTATGATAAAGCCATGAAGGGTTACAAAGGCGGTGGCTACGTCAAAGCTGCAGATGGCTGCGCCAAACGTGGCAAAACCAAAGGCCGGATGGTGTAAACATGATGTCGTCACGCGGGATGGGCGCAATTAACCCAAGCAAGATGCCCAAAGGCAAACTTAAGAAGCGCCGTGATAACACGGACTTCACAGAGTACGCTGAGGGCGGTAAGGTATCCCGCGTGAACGAAGCTGGAAACTACACCAAGCCTGGGATGCGTAAAGCATTGTTCAACAAGATCAAAGGGCAGGCAGTGCAAGGGACTGCGGCAGGGCAATGGAGCGGGCGTAAGGCACAGCTTCTGGCTAAGAAGTATAAAGACGCTGGTGGGGGGTACAAAGATTGAAAGCCCCGCAGCAGTCTTTGAAAGATTGGACCGCTCAAAAGTGGAGGACTCGCAGTGGTAAACGATCTTCTGACACGGGTGAAAGATACCTTCCAGAGGCTGCTATCAAAGCTCTTTCCCCCCAGGAATACGCAGCAACAACCCGAGCAAAGCGAGCAGGAAAAGCCAAAGGTAAACAGTTTGTAGCTCAACCTAAAAGCATTGCTAAGAAAACGGCAGGATATAGATGACAACCTCCGGCACTACTGCGTTTGACTTAGACTTCACGGAGATTGCCGAAGAAGCTTGGGAGCGTGCTGGCCGCGAAATGCGTTCGGGCTATGATTTGCGTACGGCCCGACGGTCCATGAACTTGATGACCATCGAGTGGCAGAATCGTGGTTTGAATATGTGGACGTTTGATCAGGGCACACTAACCCTGACACCCGGTTTGAACACTTATGCGCTTCCTCTGGACACCATTGATCTGCTAGATCACGTTATACGCACTGGGCAAAATACTGCTTCAACGCAGGCGGACCTGACGATCACCCGGATTAGCGTTTCTACCTACGCTACGATCCCCAATAAGCTTCAGCAGGCAAGGCCCATTCAAGTGTGGGTACAAAGGCTATCAGGTCAGGTAGCACCGACCGGAGCTACGCTCAATGGCTCTATTAACTCGTCAAACACAACGACGATTACGTTGTCGTCAACAGCGGGGCTACCTTCTGCGGGCTTCATCAGGATTGATTCAGAAGACATTTACTACGGCTACCTAAACGGCAACGTATTAGGTGGTGTATTTCGTGGACAAAACGGGACAACTGCAGCATCTCATTCGAATGGCGCTGCAATCTACAACCCAAACCTACCTGCAGTAACTGTATGGCCTACGCCAGATAACAGCACGACTTATCAGTTTGTGTACTGGAGACTTCGCCGTGTGCAGGATGCGGGGGCGGGGATCGAGATTGCTGACATGAACTTTAGGTTCTTGCCATGTGTGGTAGCGGGGCTTGCGTATCACATTGCTATGAAGGTGCCTGAGTTAGCGCCTAGGGTAGATATGCTAAAGGCGGCATATGATGAGCAGTTCAATTTAGCAGCGGGCGAGGATCGAGAGAAAGCTGCTGTACGGTTTGTACCTCGCCGCCAGTTCATTGGCGGTGCGGCGTAATGGGGAATAGATATGCGTCAGGCAAGATTGCCATTGCGATGTGTGATCGTTGTGGCTTTCGGTTTCGCCTGCGCAATCTAAAAGAACTGATTATTAAGACCAAGCGTGTCAACATACTAGTTTGTAATGAATGTTGGGACCCCGATCATCCTCAGTTGCAGTTGGGGATGTACCCAGTTGATGACCCGCAGGCACTTAGGAATCCAAGAAGAGATACGACGTATGTAACTTCTGGAGTCTTGGAGGACGGAAGTCTTGGGTTGGGTAGTAGGCAGATTCAGTGGGGTTGGAACCCGGTAGGTGGTTCTCGTAGCTTTGATGCGCCCCTTACGCCAAATGACTTGGTTGCAGTGGGCCAAGTTGGTACAGTAACGATAGTCACTTCTTAAGGATTTATCATGGAAGGCAAAGCAGCAGTTCGCAAGCATGAGAAGGCCATGCACCCTGGTAAGACGCCGACGTTTGCTAAGGGCGGTAAAACCAATCTTCAAATGAAGCAACTAGGTCGTAATCTGGCTAAGGTTGCTAACCAGAAGAAGTCTTCGTTTACGTACAAGAAATCCGGTCGGGGTAGCTAAAATGGCTAAGAAACCTACTAAAATGCAGCCAAGGGCATCAAACTTCGTGGAACTGGTGCTGCTACCAAGGGCGTGATGGCTCGTGGGCCAATGGCTTAAGCAATGAACTACGCTGATCTAAAAACAAACGTCAAAGACATCTGTGAGAATGAGTTCACAGATGCGACGCTTGCTATGTTTACTGAACAAGCTGAACAGAAGATCTACAACGCTGTTCAAATCCCGGCGTTGCGTAAAAACGTGACAGGGACTATGACAATTGGGAATCCATACCTTCAGATCCCAACAGATTTTTTGTACGTGTATTCCATGGCTGTTATTGATACCGATAACCGGTATTACTACCTGATTGATAAAGACGTAAACTTCATTCGTGAAGCCTATCCGTTTTCCGGCCAAGTATCTAACACCACTACGCCCCCTCGTGGGCGTCCCAAGCACTATGCAATCTTTGATGACTCCGCGTTCATTGTTGGTCCAACTCCAAACTTGACGTACAGCACGGAGCTTCATTACGGGTATTACCCCGAAAGTATTGTGACGGCTGGGACTACGTGGCTTGGCGACGAGTTTGATTCCGCACTGTTGAACGGTACGTTGGTTGAAGCCATACGATTTATGAAAGGCGAACAGGATATGGTTGCGTTGTACCAGTCTATGTTTGCTGAGTCGTTGATGTTATTGAAGAACCTTGGCGATGGAAAACTACGTCAAGATACGTATCGTTCTGGGCAGGTTCGT